GAGAACTACCTGTATATACGGGTTACATACTATCGTCCATCACTTCCTAGTCTTGTTACCCAGATGTTGTTACTTAAAAAAAGCCAAATTACCCTAACTTGTGGATACGAGGCTCCCACAAATATTCCACAGCACGACTACCCCCTCCCCCCCATACAACTGTATAGAACCACAGCATAGGGTTACTACTACTGTAAGCAAGCACAGCACTGTAAGGACATACAGACTAGGGTAAACCCTGAGTTAATTAACCGACTGGTCGGTCGGGAAATGCTTATATAACTGAAGCACCTAAAGAGGGACACTTGATACAACCTATGGTTATCCTAAATATTCCATATAGTGAAATAGTTAGTAGTAGTTATTTCATAGTGTGATATATATTACTAGGGTTTACCCTTTATAGGGTTTAGAGTTGCATTTTTAAGTTGTTGATTTTAAAGGATATTTAAAAACCTGGCACGATTCTATTATGCTATATATATGAGAGCATAGAAAAAATGCTCTTGTTCTTAAACTTTTTAATAGGTGTTCATATGACTACACAATTCCCAGATATAGATTCTCTCCGCTGGAATGCTTACTTCAATGCGGCTAAATCCATGGAGGATAGCGGCGGAGGCTTTGCAGGGGCTATTGCAGGGGCTTATTACAAAGCCGACAAGCCGAACAAAGCAAAACTAGAAAAAGCCTTCCAGGACTTGTTTTTTGCCCATATGAGCGATTATGATCGCGCCTGGTTCGGTAAGTAACCTGCTAGCCCTTCGGGGCTTTTCCTTCAATGTTTTTTTAATAGGTGTCAATATGAAAAATTTATCTCTCTACTACTTCACTGATCCTGGTCATGGCTGGGTGGGCGTAAAAATCCAATTACTTAAAACCCTAGGGATAGCGGACAAGATTAGCCACTATTCCTACACGCGCGGCGCGAGCGCCTACTTGGAGGAAGATTGTGATCTAGGGCTATTGTATAGCACGTGCGACGCGCTCGGGATCAATATTGAACTAAAACCTAAACACACAAATAACCGTAGCCCTATTCGCTCATATGCTACTTATAACGCGGAGCGGGTAACATGCTAAAAATATCCGTTACTTCAAAATTAGACGGGATTAGGTCATGGTCACTTCAGGCTATAGACACGTGTCCAGGATCAATTAAAGCGCCTGGCGAACTAGTTGATGCATGCAAGGGTTGCTATGCAACGACGGGTAACTATAACTATCCGAACGTTAAAGCGCCGCGCTTACACAATCGAACGGACTGGGAGCGCTTGTCATGGGTTGATGACATGGTAGCCGAATTAAATAATGACCGCTATTTTAGGTGGTTCGATTCGGGCGACGTTTACCATGTAGCGCTTGCGGAAAAGATTCTCGAAGTAATGACACGGACACCATGGGTAAAACACTGGCTACCTACACGTATGCATAAATTCCCTAAATTTAGACATGTGCTCGAATCGATGCAAGCGCTTGATAACGTCATGGTTCGGTTTTCCAGCGATAGCGTAACGGGCGAATATATCGACGGGTTACATGGTAGCGTTATAGGGCCGAGCGCGGACACGTACGCGGATCGCGCTGGATCGTCATTGTGTCGCGCATACGAACACGGCGGGAAGTGTTCGGGTTGTCGCGCATGCTGGGACAAAAACGTAGCGCTTATTTGTTACCCAGCGCATGGTGCAAAAATGCACAAAGTAATTCGGATTATGTCCGCATAGTTCGCATTGTGTAGCCCGTTTTCCAGCGGGTTATGCTATGCGCGCTCGCGTATACGTTCGCCCGTACGCCACGGGATTAATAGGTGTAAACATGCGACAATTTTTGTATAACGCGCTATGCGGCGTGGTTTTTTGTAGCCTTTGGGTATTTTGTTTATTGTCTTATTTTGACGTTCTAACCAAATAAGGGGATGACCATGCAAAAAGTAATGACCGCTAAATACCCTGGAAAATGCTCAATTTCAGGCGCTCGAATCAATCCAGGCGACGAGATAACGTTCGATACAGTTACCCGTAAAACATGGTTTACCGAACCAGGGGATTGTGAAATAGTTGACGACGAATCTAACTATTTAGCCATTAAAACCCGCCCGAATTCCAATTATGTATCGGACGTTTACTCTATCGGTGGCCGCGAATACTATCGCAACAAGCGCGGGTTATGCATTGACGCGCCATGTTGCGGATGTTGCACTAACTAAGGGGATAACATGAAATACTATTTTATAAGACACCAGCACTATAGCGAAAACACTTCGGTTTATGGGTACGGAGATTTTCCAGAGCAAATACCCTATTTGGCGGCTATTGTCGAAGCGGATTCGCTTCGTAAAGCACAAAATAAAGTAAAAAAACAATTCCCTAGGGTACGTTTTAACTCAAATAGTCCAGTAATTAGTCATTATTTGTTGCCCGAAGATTCTCAATTTTTGGCCTATTACGTAAAATTACCTATAAATTACGATTCTAGATTATCCCCAGCAAATACGGAAATACACAATAATTGTGTTCGATTAATTGAATCATCAAAAAATAATACGGAGAATCTATGCTGTACGGAATAGCCGCTTTAATCCTACAAATAATACTTAAAAGAAAATAAACCATTAACCCGCTACGGCGGGTTTTTTGTTGTCCAAAGTGATCTATAAATTTAAGCGCCTAGAATGCATTTATTATGCTTTAGGCTACCCCTACCCATTGGCAACCCATAAAAACGCGTTAAAAGTGGGTTTTATCGTGTTTAATCGCTATTCATTCGGGTAATTGTCGGTAGTTGATGCAACAACTAGTCCTATAACGTCTAAATTCATATCGGGGTTTAACCCTAAATTGTGAAAATGTGCCGCCCACATTACCGCTATTCTAAAACCCTCGGTCATGTTACCGCCGCCGATTGTCTTCAGAATTTTATGCTCATTAGGGGTAAATTTGACGTTAAGCGCTTTTGTCTCGCGTTTTTCCATTGATCATGTCCCGCCAATACATGGCTATCAGTAAACTCTCTGCGATATTTATGTCCTTTTTACGCTTTAATGGTGCGTCAGGCCATAGCATACGGGCGCAATCTAATGCTTCGTCTTTGTCGCTTGATAAGTGGAAATGACGTTTCCAACGCATAGGGGACACCATGTGCAAAGGGTAATTTGTGAGGGTGCATACTGCTGTTATTACCCCAACAGCCCGCCCAAACTGGAATGTGCTTGCCACACCCTGATTTGGCATTGAATGGACTAATTCGCAACATATTTCAGCCCCTTCTTTTGGGTCTACCAAGCGCAGAATCATGTTTTTGAACACCATTGGCAGAATGTGCTTATCTTGGTGCTCAATCATAAAACTGTCTAGGTAATCCCCATTTGGGTCTAATGCACCTACTGCGCCTGAGACACTGCCTGGGTCTATGCCCAGCCAAATAGTCATTTCCAAAACCTTTTAAGCAAGTCTGTCGCAAAGTGTTTTTGATACTCTTTTGGTTCAGCCTTAGTCAGTCTACGGGGCTTTTGAGGTAATACGCCTTTGTAAATCTCCTCCTTTGTCCTAAAAAGGGAAAAGCACATATTGCACATTCTTCTACGATAGGTGAATTCCTCATGTTGGATTGTCTCTGTAATCCTGTTTTTGTCTAATTGACACTTAGGGCATTTCATTCTTTAACTCCTTAATTCGTTGGGCAATCAAGATACCTAGAGTAGGAAAATCTGCTTTCAATTCCTTGGTTCTGTATCTCGCCACCTCTATCGTCTGTGGATTCATTGCTATCAAAGCATAATGGTTTGTCAGATATTCTAGGAATGTCTCCTGTGATGAGAAGGGCTTGAGTTGTGAGAGATACGGGCATGGGATGACCTTCTCTGAGTCTATCGAGGTGTTTTCTGGCATCATTTAATGTCATTGGATTTTCTTAGTAAAAATGACCAGACAAACCCACCACCGACTTTGGAAACAAACTGCAAAGCCACGATTTCAGGCATCAGCCCACCAAAAGCAATGGTAGGGAAAGCAATTGAGTCAACGCCAGCCCCTACGAGGTTTGAGCCGTTTGACCTGACAAACCATGACTTGTTCGCTAAATAGTGATACGCCAAAGAATCAGCAAGCATTGACAGGGTAAATGCCACAAAGGAGGCAATGGCAATCATTCCTGTGGCAGGGTTAAGCAGGTATGAAGCCACGCTTGCTACTAGGATTAAGCCACCCATTTTGATTGGCAAATGCTTGTTTTTCCAAGAATCGTGCAGTTTGTCCCTTATCGATAAGTCTAGGCCAATCAATAAAAAACTGTTCAAAATGCTGAACCACGGGCCAAAGTAGGCCACCAACAGGTTTGCGGCAACGAGTGCGGATATGAAAATAGCAGAATAAATCACAGTAATGACCCTTGTTCAACTTGATGAAATCCCCAAACTGGGGGTGCGTTAAATGCTTCTATGCGTGAGCGCATAACCTGCGCCCTTGCTTCTTTGGTTGGCGGTGGATAACTTACATTCCTCCATTTGTTGTCCATTCCTACATTTCTGCCAATGTTGGTGCTGTCGGCAGAGGCAAAGGGAAGTTTGCTAAAAATGCCTGGGTCAAGCATCCGCAAACCATGTAGTTTGCAAGATGGACGGCCTCTGTCATCACACAAGACCCTCATTGCCTTGCCTATTTGTGACCACCACTCATTTGTTCCAATGACAGCATATGCGCCAGAACTGCCTATACAAACCCGCACATAGGTATTTGCAAGGCGTTCTAGGCGGTCAAAACTCTCGTGCATATGCCACACAGGTGCGCCAAACCATGTTGGGAAGGGGCAGTCTTTCAGCAAAGCATCGTTGTCTTCCTCTGAGCCATCTATGACATCTGGGATTACGGCAAAGTCGCAATGAGGGATTTTCTTGTTTTCCAATGCCCAATCGTAGAAACTTGTCCAATCTTTTACTGGATTGCCACTTTTCCATGCTGAAAATGCCCCGTTATCTAAAGCAAAGGATTGGGCAATGTCAACGGCAGTCCCTAGTTGGTCAGGATGTGCATAACTTATGAAGGCGTGACCTGCTTGGATTGCGTAGTTGGCTACTGTGGCAGGGGTGATTGGGAGGCCATGATAGTGAATCATTGCTTATTCCTTATCTTGATTGCCAACCAGTTTGATTGGGTAGGGGCTGAATAATGGACAGAATTGATCTTTTCTTCCTCACAAAGCAAGGCACATTCTTCCCGTTCCTTCAAAACTGCCGCTTTTAACTTTTCTTGCCAATCAGTTTCAAGTTTTTGTAATTGCTCTGATGTCATTTTCTGAGCCTTTCCATTGCTAGGCGTATCTCTGGTGGCATCGGAACGCCCTCTTTTAACTTTCGCTCGACTTCAAGCAAGGCTGGATCACGCTCGAATCTGCTTGGCACAGTCGTAAAAACTTGGTCTGCTTTGTTTACAGGGGCTTGATTCTGACTTCTTACCCAATTTCTCCAAGTAGCAAACCAATCTAGTTTCACCCCTTGTTGACCTGCCTTGGCTACCCAATAGTCTTTGAATGTCTCAAACACTTTAGACGGGTTAAGGTCAGGTCTGTCTTGTTGGCAAAAGTCTTTCCATTCTTCTGTCAAACAAAAGTCGGTGGAGAGGCGTGAGCCTCTTGTGCTCTCTACCTTTGGTTTATGGTTAATGGTTATTGGTTTATGGTTATTGGTTGGTTGAACGTCCGTTGAACGCCCGTTGAACCTCCGTTCAGCAGACGCTTTACCCGCCTTTGATGCTTGAGTAATCTTCGAGTGAAAATGCTCAATTTCCTTGTTTGCCCGTGGACTAACAAAGCCATCCTCTGATGACAAAAAGAACTCATTTAGGACAGATAAGACCTCTTGTTCATGCTCTCTCATGTTGATCTGCCGAGCAATGTCGTGTTGCTTTATCGGCTTTTCATGGAGATAGTAGAAGTCCAGCAACCTTCGATAGGCGCAATCTTCTATGACATTTAAGTGCCGTGTGTGGGAAGCATAGTCCCCAATATTGAACTGGTAGTAGTGCATTGTTTTCAGACCCATGATTCGACCCTTAAAAGAAACCTCGGCAGGAGGGGTCTGTTCTCTTTTCAATACGCTCATGACTTCGTATCTAGCCGTGTCTCAAACAATTATAGGGAAACTCTGGGCAATACCAGATTGTCCCCAAACTTACTAGGATATTTCAAGAAATCTGATGCACCTACCCTGTTGCCACCATTTTTAAGGTCAGCCCCATCATAGGTTTCTGTGGTAGTTCCAGCCGCCACTCTATCTTTGGATGCCCTTGGAGTTTGCTCTGCTAACTTAGCCACCCCAAACCCCGTGATGTGCCAAACTTCATCAATCTCCAACGCAAGCCCAAAGTTCTGAAGATCGTTCAGATAACGCAGATAATGGAATCCTTGGTTGCCGACTTCACCATCTTTGTCTGTGAAGCGTTTGAGGGATGATGCGCCATGCGCCAATCTCTTGAGAATTGAGATATGTTGTTGCTTTAGTTCCATGTATGTCTCCTTTTGACAGGCAATACTACCTTTAAAAATAGTTTGTCAACATAGGGTTTATCCTAGTTCACAAGCCTTTTTTAATCCTTGACAATCCTCTTACCAACTTAAAAAGGAGTTAACAATGTCGGTAAAACCTAGTGACTTTAAACATGAGATTTGTGTCTACTTAGAGGGCATTGGCGAGTGTCTTGTCTGCTTTGACATCCTGAGTCCAGGCGATGAACTTGATGCTGACCACAGCGATGACTACGAGATTGACTTTGCCGTATTTGACGAGCAAGATAAACACATTTCTTATGATATAAGCAAGAAGCAATATAACCATTGTGAAAACAAAGCGATGGATGAGATGTTAGAGATAACAACGCAATGGCGAAAAGAATGGGAAGAAATTAGCGTATGACAAAAGCAGAGATGATTCAGCACTTACGCATGGCGGCTTGTAACGAGAATACAGTCACAGGCATGGCAAACGCATTTGACTTAGGTGCTGAACATGAACGGGATGTTATTGCTTCCATCATCTTCAACATGGTGAAAGAACAGCATCTAGCCCAGAACATTG